TACAAGTCCGTCTCCACCTCTAACATTTCTCAATGTCATGGTTGCTACTGCCGTAGAAGCTTTCTCTGAGGAAGGTGTGAATCCTAAATCTTTTGCACGAGAAACTACATTCTTTCTTATCTGTGCAGAATCTAAAAACAATTCAGAAGCTGCAATGTTTGTATTGATTGCACCAATATGAGATGCATATGCTAGTAGGTCAACCAAAACTGATAAAGTTGCCCCTTCGAAGTTATAGTCTTTGAATACAGTTTGACCTTTGAGATAATTTTTTAAATTATCCGAAATGTTATCAAAATCTAAATCCGTGACATTTAATTGTGAACTTTTTACTGCCATTATCGTGTCCTATTTACTGTAAATTGAAGTTCTTGATTTGATAGACCATTTTTAATATTATAAAACACTGTTACATCTAATGAGTTATCCTTTGATTGGAAAACACATCTAACATTTTGCACTCTTGGTTCAAAATCTTCTATTGCTTGAGTAAGTCTTTTCTTAGCTCTGTTTAATTTTCTGTCGGTGTCTAATTCGAATAGTAACCCACGAATGTTTCCACCTAAACTTGGTTTAAAAGGTCTTTCATAGTAATTAGTCATCACTATATTTCTGACTGCTCTACGAACTGCATCTGAGTCAGATTTAGTTGCAACATCTCCTGTGATAGGATGTGCTGTGAATGATAAATCAAGGTCTTTATAAGCATTCTTGATTGCAACATTCTTACTATTGGGTTTTACATAATCGACCATAATACTATTTATACAATTAGCTTGGGGCTCCTGTCTTCGGAGCTGCACTTCCGCCTACACTATGTGTATGTGTTGAAAGTTTGACACCCTTACCTGTAACTTCTCCACTTGCAGTGATAGAAGAACTATTAGATTGTTTACCTGTAACATTCAATGTACTATGTAATTTAGTTGCCTTAGTGACATCGAGTGTACCCGTTATCGTTGTGTCTGATATAATTTCTGTTGTGTTATTACCTGTTATTGTGATCTTACCTTCTGAGGTTACATCAGTTGTACCACCGATCTGTCCTGTGAAGTTTCCTTCTGTAATAGTAGAAGTAACATTACCCTTTGATACTGTAGAATCTACATTACCCTCTGCAACTAATTCAGTTACATTTCCTTTTAAAACTTTTAGATCAACATTACCTGTATCGATTGTTATGTTTACATTACCATAACCTACTTGTAAATCTGTATTACCAGCTATGAATACTTTGTCATCCTTTAGAATTGCAGTATAGTTATTGTTTACGATTCGTGTGACTTCTGAACCGTCTGCATGTATCTCATGGAATGTTCCTGACCTATGGTGAACATTGATTCTTTCTTTACCTAGTGTATCGTCTACTTCAAATACATGACCTGATTCTGACTGGTGAACTTTGTTATAAGGATATACTGGTGCAGAATCCACATCTACAAAATCTTTGAGTATCTTTTGTTCATCAGGTATTTCTACCTCATTGCCTTCTGCATCAGTTTGTTTTGCAATCTTATGATCCAATACTGAACCTCTTGCAAGCGTAGAGTAATCTGACTCATCAACATATAAAGGATATTTACCATTTGGATCATTGAAACCTCTTGAACTGTCTGCTGAAAACTTAGGCGCTCCAGCTATTGTTCCCATTATGTATGGTTGTTGTGCTTTCTTTCCGTCTGCAAAGAATCCAATAACCCACGTTCCTTCAACGATTCCCGTAGGCGATTTACCTTTTCCACTGACGCCTGCGGAAGTGACATCTTGGATAGGTATTGCCCATGGAAGACTGTCAGTAGGTATTTCGTTCTTATCATCGGTGTGCCAACCATAACACCTGACACGCAACCTTCCGAGTTGTACAGGATCATTACGGTCTTCGACAACCCCGAAGAACCATATAAAATCATTTATCCCTAGGAAGTTTTTCATCACCAACTATCCTCTTCCCATCTTTGATTGTTACTTGTGTAACATGTCTATCTTTTGGTTTATTTCCTGGTTTGAAAATATCTATTTCAATATATCCATCAAGAGAATCTTTACCTACAGAGTCATGAGGATCATCTGTGTGTTTTGGTTCTTTTATCTCTTGTAAAAATTCTTCTGCCATTTTTGCTCCTATGAGTCAATTGCTAAATCAAATAAAACTGGTCCTGCTTCTACTATATTTCTGAAATAGCACTTATACTCTTTTCTTGATTTCTTTGTGACTGGATCTTTTACATTTGTACTTTCGAATGTAAACTTACCTCTAATCTTAAATATTAAGGCTTCTCCTTTTTCGCCTGTTGGATCTAAAGCTTTATCAAAAACTTTAAGTATTGGATCTGTGTTGTTTATTCTAAAATATTTAGCTTCAAACTTGGTAGAGAAAAACTCTACAGCTTTTTCAAACTGAGGTCCAAACTTAGCTTTCTTATATGAACCTTTATCTAGTTTCACCATTTCTATAGTGTCATCACCTTTTGTAATACCACCTTTGAGAAAACGTGCAATCACTTTCAAAGACTCAGCATCACCTTTTTTAAATATAGCTTGTAATTGTTTTGCCGCCTCTTTATATGCCGGCTCACTTGCATCTCTCATGTTCTTTGCAATTGCTGAACCTTCTAAATTCTTTGACTCTTCTCTTGATATAAATCTCTTTGTCATATCCATAGATTGAAATATTTTATCATAATCTTTTCTTTTAGAACTTACATCTAAACTTAACTTTTTAAATATTTTAACCTGATGATCAAATGTAATACCTGCTACCTGATCAAACTGCTCACCACCTGTAGTCTTCAATGATATCTGTTGATCTAATGGCTTACCATCTATTGTAAGTTTGATATCAGCTTTTGTTCCTTTTTGATCACCTGTACCATCTGAGTTTACAAAAACACTATTGATGACACGATTGATATGGGTGCCTATGGCATGATACTTTAGACGCTTATCATTATTTGCATACTTCATAGAACTCTGAAATATCTTTTTGACTTTAGGATCACCGTCCCAGTTTTTCATGTCTGAGATATATTCCCATGATGGTGCTGGTATTGCTACACGAAACTTTATCTTATCAGTTATGTTAACTGTAACACCTGTCTCTTTTTTATCTTTTCTTTTGAGTTCTATTTCTTTTGGTAGTTTACCTCTTGCAACAATAAGCTTCTTTAATATTGTTTTTATATTCGCTATTTTTACTTCTTTTTCAGGTAACATGAAACGTGCAACAACCGCCGCCCCTAATATGGGCTCTGATATATCACCATAGTTTTTCTTTTTTTCTTCTGCTATGAAAGATTTGAAAGTTTTTCTTTCAGAAATGTATTTCTCATATTTGTTATTAAATACAAATCTATCAGGCTTTCCTATCTTCTGATATTCTTTTAGTTGCTGAAAAGTTTTCATTATAGTTTAAACCTTTTCTTTAAAGCACTTACACTTTGAGGTGATAGTGGTGAGTTTGCTAGAACCCATCTTATAACAGTAGCTAATATATCAGCATCTTTTAAATAGTTTTGTCCGCTCTTCTTAATCGTAACATAAGAAAAGTCTTTGACAGCTTTGCCTTCATATCCTGGGTGAAAGATTGTTTTCTCTCTATTGTTCAGAATGACATGTACTTGTCCATCTACATACTTTCTACCAATACCGGTTCTATTACCAAGAGCCATAGATTTAATTCTCTGTAACATATTCATGGCAGCCTTTTGATGTGACTGAAAAAGTATTGCATCAGGTACAACTCTATCTCTTTCTTTGTTGGCTTTTGCCGCCTGTTTGTAACTTGTTAGTACCCATACTAGATGAATATTTTTAGGCTCATAACCAGCTTCTATGAGTTTAGGTGCAACATCACTTATATCATTACTATCTTTCATAGTGATATCAAAAAGTATGTTTGGTAATCTATCTTTCTTAGCACCTGTTAACAACATGTCAAGTGTTTTATTTTTGATACCTTTTTCTCTTACGATAGTGTGTAGCTTAAATACATCTTCAGGATTTCTTAGATTCAGTTTAGCTAGTTCTGAATCACTGTCTTTCATTTTCGCAAGCTTGATAAGAGCCTTCTTCCACTCATCAACATCTCGTACCTTAAATTTCTCGCCTTGCATGAAATTCTGAATCGCAAAACCTTTACCTGAACCAGCACCACCAGCCATAAAAACAATTTGCCCATAATTTTTACCACCATTAAATAGAATTAATTTTTCTTCTAACTCTTGAAAACTATTTAAAGTTTCGTATTCTGCTTTTGTTAGTATCATTCTTCTGTACCTGTATCTTTAACACATTCTAATACTGTATCATACATTCTTTTTGTTATAACGTGTCTACATTTAGTTATTAGATATTTACCACTTGTATATTTATCTTCTTCTTTTCCTTCTTCAAACGATGTTGCAGGTGTAAATCTAATAGTAATAGTATCACCTACATTTAATTCTGAGTTACCTGGTACTGTAACAATAATTACATTGTTTGTCAAGTGTTTTAAATAACTATCTCGTATGGGATCTTTGAGAACATCTCTTTTCTGTAATGGATTTTCTTTTGCAAATACTGCGTCTGTGTCATGTCCTTTTCTAGATGTTTTGAGATGCACTATAGAATTATCATCTGCAC